CAACGTTCATCGCCGACAGCGACCTCGTCAAGTCCATCATCGTCAGCCCGTGATCTGAAAGGTAGGCCCACAAAATGGCCACCTACACGGTCACACACAAGTACCTACTGGACGATTACGCCGTCCTACAGCTCCTCACACCCTCCGAGGTAGTTGTAGGCGGCGCGATCACCGTCACAGGCGTCGACGCAACGTTCAACGGGTCATACACCGTTTACGCGCTCCCGCAATACCTGTACCTCGGCATCGACACCGAAGGCGACCTGATATACGACTATCAGGTACCCATTCAAAATCAAGTGCTGTACGCCAAAACCGCTAGCAATGTTGATCGCGTCGCATCCACCGGGTCGCTCGCATACACGCCCGTTTGCACTTGGATCACCGCCACCAACATTGAGGATTGGCTAGGTATCGGCACAGCAACCGCAGGTGATGCCGCATTCTTGACGCAATGCGCCGCAGCCGCCAACCAATTCTGTTACCGACGCCGACAGGAATCCGGATACATCGACAGCGTCAGCACCAGCCCATCAAGCGACGTCACCCTAGGAACGATCATGTACGGTGGCGCTCTGTACCGTCAACGCGGCTCAATGGATCAGTTCGCGTCATTTGACGGCATGGCAACCGCCCCCGTCGTCGGCCTGTCCGGAATGGTAAAGCAGCTGTTGGGGATTGACCGCCCGCAGGTGGCCTAATGCCCGTACCCGCATACACCGACCTGTTCAACGAGGCCATAGACGACCTGACCGCAACCCTGCAAACCATCACAGGGCTACAAGTTGTCAACGATCCGCGCAACATCGTCCCGCCGTGTGCCTTTATTGACGCACCATCGTGGGAAAGCTGGAACTACAACATCGTCAAGCTCACCTTTCCGGTCAAGGTGCTGACGCTCGGCCCAGCCAACCTCGACGCCCAGCGATCGTTGCTCAACATTTGCGCCATGCTGTTAGCCAAAAACGTGGCGGTCACCGGGGGCCGACCAACCGTGATCGACATTGGCGGCTCAATCCTGCCTGCCTACGATCTCACCGTCACCATGCAAGCCCAAACCAGCTAGGAGACCCCATGTACATCATCGTCAGCCCCCGCCTCGGAACACCAGGCGACAAGTTTGAGCCAACCGACGGCATCAACGTGCAAGCACTCATCGACGGTGGCCTCATATCCACCGACAAACCAAAGAAGTCGTCTAAAGTCAAAGAAGAACCAGTCGAGGAGAACTAAGCCATGCCAACTAGCGTCTACCTGTCCAACCCAAGCGTCACCATCAACAGCGTCGATCTCAGCGACCAATGCACCGCCGCAACCATCACCTACACCGTTGAAGCGTTGGAAAACACCGCATTCGGATCAACGGCCCGCACCTACACAAGCGGTCTCGCCAACAACAGCATCACCGTTACTCTCTACCAAAGCTACGCCGCCGCGGAAACCGAAATTTCCGTATACAGCCTTGTCGGAACGACCACCACGCTCGTACTGAAGCCAGCGTCGGGCGCGGCGTCGGCAACCAACCCGTCGTACACGCTTACCGGGGCATATCTTGAAAGCCACACCCCGATCAATGCATCGCTCGGCGAACTTTCAACGATCGATCTGACGTTCACGGGTGGCACGTTGGCAAAGGCCACGTCGTAACCATGTTCTCGCCAGCCCAACCGGGCGGCGCTGAAAACAAACCAAGCAAGCCCGCGCTGGCGGAGCCTTGCCCGACGAAAGGTAACTAATGCGCGTCAAACTCAAAATCGACCTCAAAGACGGGCGCGAACCCCGCACAATGGTCACAAACATGCTCGCCATAGTTGAATGGGAAAAAACCGAAAACCGCCGATCCGCGGACGGCAAAGGCATCGGATTTGTCGATATGTGCTGTTGGGCATACATCCTGTGCAAGCTCGCTGGCGACAAAGTGCCTGCAACGTGGCGTGAATGGGTCGCAGAACACCCCGACATGGAAATCACGCCCATCGAGGAAACCACCGACGAAACCCCTACCATCGCGGCACCTGGCGACGCTCCCTCGCTGAGGTCTTAGTTATGACGGGCTACTGGCCGCCGCAAGTGGAATTTGACATTCGAGACATGACCACCGTGTTTTATGTGCTTGAGCTGCAACAGCAACAGGCAAAACGAGGTCGCTAATGGCAACCGTTGAGGTGATCGGCGTCAAGCAAATGTTGCAAGACCTACGGCAGATTGACCCGGAAGCCCGCAAGCAGTTTGCCAAGGACGCTAAGCAAATCGCCAGCCCGATCGTGCTTGAAGCGCAAAGCCGTTACCCGGCACAAGCGTTGTCGGGTATGCGGTATCGCTGGACACAGAACGGGCGTCAGTTGTTGCCGTGGGATCAGCGTAAAGCTCGACGTGGCGTACAGGTCAAAGTGGATGCTGGACGCAAAAAAGACGGCGTTGTTACGATCATTCAGAAAGACCCGGCAGCGTCGATCTATGACATTGCGGGGCGTGGCAATTCAAACCGCCTGGGTGATGCGCTGACCGCGTTTGCTGGCAACCCGTCGCGCGTCATGTGGCCGTCAGCCGAGGCGCACATTACCGATGTGCAGGACGAAATGACCAAGGCGCTTGAACAGGTCGCCGCCGAGATAAATCGTAGAATTGCAACCATATGAGCATTCGCATACCCATCATCAGCGAATTTGACGACAAGGGTATTGCGCGCGCCAAAAAGGAATTCAACAGCCTTGAAACGACCTCAGAAAAAGTCGGCTACGGGATGGAAAAAGCCTTTGTGCCTGCAATCGCAGCTGTCGGCGCACTCGCCGCTGGTCTTGGCATGGCCGCCAAAGCAGCTGCTGAAGATGAGGCCGCACAAGCCGCACTTGCCGTACAGCTTGAGAACTCGACAGGTGCCGGGCAGGAACAGATCGCCGAAGTTGAGAAAGCAATTAGCGCAATGTCACGTCAGGCCGCGGTCGCCGATGACGTACTGCGCCCCGCATTTGCAGCACTTGTGCGCGGTACCAAGGACATCAACGAAGCCCAATCTCAAATGTCGCTCGTGCTTGATATCAGCCGGGCAACATCCATTGACGCAACCACCGTCGCCGACGCGCTCGCCAAAGCGTACGAAGGCAACTTCAAGGCCCTGCGATCGCTCACGCCCGAAATGGCAAACCTCATCCGTGAGGGTGCCGACATGGAAACCATCATCAGCGTGCTTGGCGGCACGTTCGGCGGAGCCAATAAAGCCTTTACCGAAACCGCTGAGGGCGGCATGGCCAAAATGCAGATCGCGTTTGCCGAAATGCAAGAAAGCATCGGCGCAGCCGTCTTGCCATTGCTTGAGCGTTTAGTGCCGATCATCACCAAAATGGCGCAGGCCGTCGAAGAAAACGCCGACGTCGTCATCATCCTGGCAGGCGTCATCGGCACTCTGTCGGCCGCCATCATTGCCTACAACGTGGCAGTCAAAACCGCGGCATTTTTACAGACCGCGTTTAACATCACGTTGGCCGCCAACCCGATCGGGCTCGTGGTCGCCGCCATCGTGCTACTCGGTGCAGCTCTCGTAGCCGCCTACGCAAAGTTTGAGGGCTTTAGGAACGTCGTAGACGCCGTATTCGGTGCACTCAAAACAGGTATCAAGATCGCCGTTGATTACGTCGCAAGTTACCTAAACAGCATGGTCAGCGTATTTCGCACCGTGTTCAACACGATCGCAAACCTATGGAACTCGACCCTCGGGGGCTTGTCGTTTGAGATCCCGGACTGGGTGCCAGGCATCGGCGGTCGAGGCTTCAGCATTCCTGAAATGCCGACCATTGGTGGCGGGGCCGCTAGCGGCGCTTTAGCGACCGTAGGAGGCGACAAAAACCTTGGGGTGCCCATTCCCTCATCTGCGGGTGGATCGGTCGTCGTAGCGGCTCCTAGCGTGCCTACAGGGGGCGGTGGCGGCGGGGGCGCATCCGTACGGCAGGTCATGGAAGCCCCAAATATGTTGGGGGCAGGCATCGCCAGCAACCCGTTCACATCAAGCGCCCGTAACGCCATGCTGGAAAACATCACCGTCAACGTCAACGGCGGTTTAGCGACGAGCGCCGAGATCGGGCAGGCCGTCGTGGACAGCATTCGCGCCTACAACCGATCGGCTGGCCCGGCGCGCATTGAGGTCAGCGGGTACGTCTGATGCCCGGCACAGCAATCGTTCAATCGGGAAATTACCTGCTTGAAATCGACGCAGGTTTTCAGATTGACGCATTTACGCTTGACGACACAACTAAGGGCGTTTTGGACAACACAAGCTATGTGCTGGACGGCACCACGCAGTTTGCTGACGTCACCGACGGCACCCTAAACATTTCGGTGCGTCGAGGTCGCAAAGATCAGGGCGACCAGTTCAGCGCAGGCACTATGACGTTTACGCTGAATGACACGCTCGCTGACGGCATTTTCAACCCGTTTGATACGTCAAGCCCGTATTACGACGCCAACGCCGACGTGCCTGGTTTGGCACCGATGCGTCGTGTGCGCCTTGGCCGCTACAACGCCAGCAACACGCTCGAATACCTGTTCAAAGGCTATGTGGTCAATTACGACTACAACTTTGCCCTGGGCGGCTTGAACACGGTGAGCGTCTATTGCGCCGACGATTTTTATTTGCTTGCACAAACCTACATGGATGCCTACAACGTGTCACCTGAAACGTCTGGCGAACGCATCGAAAGCGTCCTAGACCTGCCTGAAGTTGATTACCCAACCGGGCCGACCGCCCGCAACATTTCCACAGGCACCGTCAACCTTGGCCACGACACCGCCTACACCGTCCCGGCAGGCACAAATGTGCTGGCGTATCTGAACCAAATCAACGGCACCGCCGAATTCGGGCGTCTATTTGTGTCGCGTGACGGGGTGTTGACATTCCAAGACCGCATTGGTGCCACGCTTAGCGGATCGGTCGCCGATTTTCACGACAACGGCACAGGCGTCGAGTACGACAACGTGGGCATCACCTTTGAAGCTGACAGCGTAGTGAACCGTGCCTACGTACAGAACCTCGGCGGGTCAAACGCGACCGCTAGCGACACCGCGTCAATCGCTACCTACTTCATTCAGACGGAAAGCATCACAAACAGCCTGTTAGAGACCGCAGGGTCGCAGCTGTCGGACGCCGCCACCTACCTGCTGAACGGTGAACCCGAAGCCAGGTACACCGACGTCGCCACCAAATTCGCCATGCTGACCACCGCCCAACGCGACACGGTCGCCACGATCGACATTGGTGACACGATCACCATTGAAAAAACGTTCCCGACGGGCACAGGTACGACCAGCCTCGGCCAAGAGCTGTCAATCGAAGGCATCGAACATCTGATTGACTTCAATACCGGGCACCGCGTCAACCTTTACACGGCCGCCACCACAATCGTCTATGAACTCATATTGGACGACGCCACGTATGGCGTACTTGACGCCCTCAATGTCTTAGGATAGGAGCACCTATGGCCATTCAAGATTTCACCGCCGGGCAAGTATTGACCGCCGCCCAAATGGATACGTTGCAAGCAAACGATTACAACTGGACGGTCTCAACCAAAACCGCGTCATACGTTCTTGTAGCTGCCGATAAAGGCACCCGCATCGTAATGAACAGCGCATCGGCGACAACCGTCACCGTCAACACGTCGTTGTTTGCAGCTGGTGACACGTTGCAGATCATCAACATTGGAACAGGCACCTGCACCGTCACCGCAGGCACCGCAACCGTCACAACATCAGGATCACTTGCTTTGGCGCAATGGGGAGGCGGCACACTTTATTTCACGTCGGCGTCGGCCTCCATATTTTTTCCTTACGGTGGCATAGGTTACGGAACCGCGACCGGCGGCTCGAGCTCGTCAATTACCGTCAGCGGACAGAATTACACGCTTTTGACTTTCACTACCGATTCAACGCTGACCGTTACTAAATCCGGGCTGTTTGACGTATTGCTTGTAGCTGGTGGTGGTGCTGGCGGAAGTGGTACTGGTGGAGATCAGTCAGGTGGTGGCGGTGGCGGTGGTGGGATTGTGCAATCAACAATTTATTTGACTGCTAATGCCGCAATCACGGTTGGTGCTGGAGGAGCAGCCGGAAACACATCTGGTCGAACCGGCTCAGGATCACAAGTAGGCACTTTCATTCAATCTGCTGGCGGCGGCGGCGGCGGTTATTTCGGAGGAGCGCCGCATAAAGGCGGAAGTGGCGGCGGCGGCGGTGGTGGTGGCGGCGGAGCCACAGGTTTCAACACAGGAGCTGCAGTAATTTCTGTCGCACAAGGTTTCGCTGGAGGTAATGGCGCTGTGGCTGGCGGGAGCGGTGCAGGTGGCGGCGGTGGCGGTGGCGCTGTTGGCACCAACACAAATTCGAACACGGGCGGCGCAGGCGGTGCAGGATTGGACGTATCAACATTTTTAGGTCAAAGCGCTGGAACAACATTTAGAGCTGGTGGCGGTGGCGGATCCGGCAGCGGCGGCAATGCCGCGGGCGGAACTGGCGGCGGTGGTACAGCAGGAGCAAGCGGAACTGCAGGAACTGCAAACACAGGCGGCGGCGGTGGGGGTGGGCAAAATG